TTTTTGAGGGCGAGGATGGAGAATTGAAGCGAGTCCGTCAAGGACAGATGATGGGGGCCTACCTTTCTTTTCCCCTTCTTTGCCTCCAGTCTTACTGCGCAGCCACCTGGGCTGCGCGGGACTGTGAGGGAGCTCGTTTTGTCGTCAACGGCGATGACTGTGTCATCTCGGCCGGACGATATATCACCATGCAGGACTACCCCCAGGGGTACCGACTCAATGATGATAAGACGATTCGAGCTAAGAACGTTGCAGAGGTCAACTCTACATGTTTCTTGAGAATGGGAAGTAAGTGGCGCGAAGTACGTCACGTAAGAAGGGTAGGATCTACGTCCGATTTTTCTGGGATGATGCATATGGCCAAAGCTGTATTGTCATCTCAGAAGATGGTCGACGCCTTCCAGAGGTGTCGGATCGGACGTAGGTGGGGTTTTCTCCCGTCCCAACTTGGCCACTATGGCTATCCTGCTCACTTGAGAGAGCAGGGCCTCAGGGTGCGTAGAACTTTTACGCCTTTGCCGGAACCAGTCGTTGACTGTTCGTTTCCTGAGGAGTTGGTCGTGATCACAGGAAGGGATCCGACGGCTGTGGAAGCTGAGAGACTTAAGTCTATCTTTTGGGTCCACGGTAGGATGGGAGGTTTGAAGAGAGACGTATTTGATCCGTCCTGCGGTCAAGTACGTCGGACATACGGGTATCGCAAAGTTGCGCGGTACTCTTCACTGAGCTACGTCGGTTCAATGAGGAAGCTTAATTACCAGCTCCGTAGGAAACCTGGATGGTTTGTGGTTCCGGCCACTTACCGTTCAGAGGAAGAAGAGAAAGGTCTAGAAGAGTTGGAGCGCCTGCGCTCTGACTGGGACCAGGGTTTTATTGACCCTGGTTCGCTGGTCTTCTAGGACTCAGACGTATGGTTCCCATATCGTCTCTGGCTGACTGTGTGCAGCATACAAGTAAGTCTTTTTAGTACTTTCTACCCGTCACTAACGGAGTGTCTCTTTGGGGCAACGCTGCGTTGGGCCCTCGTGCTGCCGCCTGCGATTCTGCGGGCAGGCACTGGGCTTCGTGGTAAGCACGTTATGGTGCTGCCCTCGGCGACCCCTTATTAGGGCCTCTGATGGGACTTTGGAAAGAAAGAAAGAAAGTATGCTAATCGTCGCGGGGTACATACCAGATGTACAGGACGGTCAGGTCGTGTCAGTTTATCCCCGCCGGGGGGAGGACTGAAGTGGGGCAACCCACCTTAGCTCACGATAGCTGTTGACGCTAAAGTCAACGTTCCAAACCTAGCTTATTTGCTGTTTAGAACTCTGCGTAAATGGTTTCACGGCCTTGCAGTAGCCGATCGACGCACGTTACGCGCCCCGTAGATAATTCCGCCAGCGGTTCTACGGTTAAACGGTGTTACGAGTGCTCTAGGGCCTCTCGTGACACCAAGGAGACGATCCATAACGGTTTGTTGTTACTTCGGGTTCGGTATGGCATTCCATACTGCGAACTTCCGGACAGTAAACCGTGCGATCTGAGTCGTTTCCTTTCTTTTCTTTTACTACAGGGCAAGGAGCGGGCCTCTGTAGTCTTTCCTCGATGCCAACGTCGAGGAGAGGACGGTCTCTGTAAACTGCAGAGACTGTGTCGTCGTGATAGATGGGCTTTGTCCCACTCAATTTCTTCTATCAAACGCAACCTTCCATCGGGTTGTAGACGCCACACTCCGTCAGTACGTTCTTCGTGGGAAGAGAACGTACTCTCTCAACCTCCCCCCTCATCCCCTGAGTATCTTGCACACGTCCGGCGTGTTGCTACTCAGGTCTTCCGTCCCGGTTGGGACAGGCGCTACAACGACTTTGTCGGTCGTCATGTGCCTAACTCAACCTCTAGATTTCCTAAGAAGTCTAGAGCCGACCACTTGTGGGCCGGGCGGCGGAGTGAGTTCTTTAACGCGTGCACAAGAGAATGTGAAATTGGTACCACATTCTTCGCGCGTTACAAAGAAGTCCAGTCAGCTGGCAAGAAGAGACCTCTACTCATCTACGATGAGTCGATAGATCTTCTTGGACCTATTCACTGTATGATTTATGATCATCTCAGGAAAACTGATTGGCTTCTTTGCGGTCCTCCGACCGAAGAACGGATGAAATCTGTCCTTGTCAACGAATACCAGACCTCGGTCGATCTGGTAGCGGCAACTGACGGTCTTCGCCACGATGTGGCGTTGACACTCCTCGATTCTCTCTTCTTCACTTCGGTGAAGATTCCTCGTACCCTTCGATCGTTGGCGAAGGGTTCTTTAAGTCCTGTTTTTGAGGGCGAGGATGGAGAATTGAAGCGAGTCCGTCAAGGACAGATGATGGGGGCCTACCTTTCTTTTCCCCT